AAAAGTCTAATCCTGTACCTCTAAGTGAATCATAGTTATCAGCACCCTTTAATGATATTTGACTATTAGTTTTTCTAATAGTTATTGTCATTGTAGTTTCGTTAATATCCTCAATCCAATTAAATTGATTAAGCATCTCTTTAAGAGTTCCCCAAACAATCTCTTTGGCCATTTTAAATGTAGGTGCTACATACCAGATTCTTCTATTAGGTTGACAGGCATATTTCATCATCTCAGTTACAGCCAGATAAGTCTTGCCAAATCTACGACCACTTATAAGAACTCTGAATCTTGCTTTACTAGATGATACTTTAAGTTGTGGTTTTGTTAGAGTTATTTTCATTACAGAAATAAGAAATATACATTTTTTCCTTATTAAATTTTTCCTGAAATTCGTTAGTTACTTTTATTGTTATTACAGCACCAGCTTTAGTACATTCTGTCCAGCTATTATATTCTACAGGGTGTACTGATGGAGTATTGCAATATCCTGTAATTGCTGAGCAGATAGTATAAGCTAAAATAAATTTCATTAGCTTAATGGGTTTTTAGATGCTTCTTTTAATTCTTCAATCTCTAACTTTAAAACTTCTATTTCTTTTTGTAATATTTTAATAGCAGAATTGTCATGTGAATGATCGTTGTTATGACCATGAGTTTCTAATTCTTTTTGTATTAAAGCTATCTCTTTATTAATATCTAATATTGCAAATCCATTGTTTTCTATGCCAGATAAATCTGGTGCAGTTTGATTAGATAATTGTTCGATTGTAGATTCCATCTTAGCAAATTTAGTAAATCCAGCACCAATAGAAGCAATAAGACCTAGTATTACAACTATGTTTGTAAGATTGTCTTGTATTTTTTTAACCATTTTTTAACTCCTGTAATTCTAAAAGTAATAGTCTTTTTTTAGACTTAATTTCATTTAGTTTTTTTATCTTAACTTCCATTATATCATTAGCAGTATATTTCACTAAATCAACATTGGCATATATAGACCTATTATCAAATATCTCGATCTGTTTCAAATAAATATCTTTAGGCTTGTAAAACTCCACATTGTTATAGGCTGTTAGTGAGGCTTGATCGCTTTGCATAGCATCTAGTTTTATAATGTTTTTAATAGTTAAGTTTTTAGCACTATCTTTAATCTGAGCATCTACTTTAGCCATAATCTTATCTATCTTTGGCTTTTTAGTTTTCTTACTTGCTACCTTTGTTTTAACTTCTTTTTTAGGTGCTTCTTCTGTAGTTTCTTTTGGTGCTTCTTCAACAACTTCTTCTTCTTTAGTTTCTTCTGCGATCTGCTCTGGTGCTTCCTCTATTATTTCTTCTGGCATTTCCTTTTTAGCCTCTTTGATTATTTCTTCTGTAATCATTTCTTCTTCTGGCTTTTCTTCTATAATTTCTTCTACACCACTTGACATTTCTTCGATAACTTCAGGCTCTTTTTCAGGCATAGTAATTATCTCTATAAATTCTTTAATCTCTATTTCTTCTTCCATTGGTGGTGCTTGTACTATTTTAAATTCTTCCTCAAACTTAAATTGTTCTTTAAATTCTATTTCTTGAAATATCTCCTCTTGTAATTCCTCAAATACAGTTTCAATCTGTTCAATAATTTCGTTAGATATAACCTCGTCATCATAAGTCATAGTAACAATAATGTTATCTACATTTGCTCCACCTAGATTAGCTGGTGCGTTAGCGTCAGTTCCAGCAATATTAAGATTACCTAAATTAGAGTTTTGGCCATTATAAGTAAGTGAGTCTGTAAAATTAGCACCATTGATTCCTGTAACATCAGTTCTAATCTTAGTACTTGTGGCTAATATATTACCATCTGAGTCTTTGATTTTAAGTGTAATTGTAAATGTGTCAGCATTACCTTGACCACCCCAACAACCAGCTACACCACATTCTCCATTCTGTACTTCAACTGTACTATCTAGTGTAATACCATTATCTAACATAGCTTGTGATATGGTATCTGTTGTTAAGTTAAACTGTTGTTCTATTGAACCACTATCTCCAAACTCTAAATCGTAATTGCTAGGAACATTATTAAGTGTACAGCAATCGTTTAATACTTGGACATCTCCATTAGTAGTCCAATTATTAGCATTTCCTGATTCAAAGTTACCATTAGAAATTAAATTATTAGTCGTTATTTCTTCTGCTAAAGTTATATGGGTTAAGAGCATCAGCCCACTTATTAGAAAGATAATTCGCATAAGCAAATCCTATTATTAATGTTATTATCCAAATCATTAGTTCCTTACTGAATCTATAAAGTTATAGACTCTGCCAAATTGTTTATCGATACTTATTAAATCTTGTTGTATCATATTAACTAAAATTTGTAATTCCATTAATGTAACTAATGTCCATGTTGCTAAACCCATTAAGATTGTACCTAATAAGCCTATTAACATTGTATTAGTTTTTCTCGTCATTTAGTGTGTAGTTCTAATGTTTTAGCTTCTTCTTTGTTTAATTTTTTGTCTATCTTTTCTCTTTTCTTAATTCGTTTTACATAAGTTTCGTAATCTGGTCTTTCATGGTCATATTTATTCCATATAGCCAAAGCATCTTTTCCAATCTTTCCATCTACAGGGCATGGAGTTCCAGCATTAATCATGGCCTCAAAGACTCTTTCGTCTTGGCATAGTAAAGCAACAGAACCTACTTTCATACCAAAGTCATATAATACTTTAGCTAATTTAATTCTTTCACAATTCATATCTCTATTAGTCTTTCCACCAGAGAATCCTGTACCAAATGTTTGAATACCTACTGATACTCCTGTTGCACAAACATCTTGGCTTTGAGCAGAAAAAGATGGTGCTGACGCAGTTGGTGGTGCAGATTTAACATTAGAATGATTAGTAGAAGTATTTGTTGTGTTTGATGATGACCCTGATTGATAAGTTGTGGCAGATGATGATGTGTAACCACCCTCGATTGCAGTATTTGAGCCTGATGTATTAGTTTGTGTACTATCAGGATATGCTGGTTTTATAAATGCTAACAAGCAAAACAAAACTATCAATATTCCTGTAAAATAATAATTCATTTGCCTACCCATAATTATTTCTTTTTCTTCTTTTTAAGTCTAGGGTCATCAGATACAAACCTATCAAACAAATAACCCATAAAGTTATCTACCATTCCAAAGACTTTATAAATTATATTATCAATCATACTTTGAACCCTTTTTGCCATGCTCTGATACTCCAATATGCTGGAGATAGAGTCTTTTGGCCTCTTACCTTTTTAAGAACTCCACCCATACGAGCCATGAATGATCTTTTTCTTGCTGGAATATGCTTCTTGATTGACATTTCTTTAGAGCCAAAATTAACCTTTTTAACTCTGCCAGATGATCTGTCTTTTACGAATACTTTAAACTTCTTAACATCTCCACGCATGGGTTTATTAAGTTTAACAGTTTTGTTTTTGTATTTAGCCATAAATGACTAAATATCATAAAACTATCTTTTAAAGAACCTTTTTCTCCATTCGTGGCAAACATAAGTATCTTTAACACCTTTACTTCCCCACCTACCACAGAATGATCTTTTGTTACTGTAGAGTCCACAGTTTCCACAGGCTTCTGGTTTCATACTTTTATGAAATGATTGTGGTAAAGAGTAATCTATTATCTCTCCATTAGGATAGAAGTTACTTCGTTTCTGTTCCATTCTCTACCAACTTTCTTAAATCTTTTGCTATCTGTAATGCTTTGTTTAATTTTCTTAATGCAACATCTCTTTGAATTTTAGCTTGATCGCACTCTGCTCTTGCTTGATCTCTTTGTTGTCTTAATTTTAAAAATGTATTCTCTCCTATATCCATATTATCTACCTTGTCCTTTATATCGTTTTTGTTTTTGTTGTCGTTTTTCTTGTTTGTTTTTGTTCTTCTTATGTTTTCCAGCACCTCGTTTTGGTGGTTTATCTCTTGGTATGAAGTGCGTGAATTTTTGTTTAGCCATTTACCTCATCAGCTTTAGCATCAATAATTAATGGTAGAGGTTCAACAGCTTGTGTAGTGTGTATCTTATCAACCATGTTAAGTTCGTTCTTAGATAACCAGATTAATAACTTAGGGTCGCCTTTAAGTGCTTTCTCCCATAGCTTTTTTCTAAGACTAGCTTT